AGGATATCGTCACCGTTTATCAGACAAGGGATCCTTTCCGAGTCACCACGAGAGTGACCGGCCTCCTTCATTGCATAAAGAAACGCAAAGCGATTCTGAAGGCAGAGAAGAGGAAAAGAAAGATAGGATCCCATCATCTGACCTCGGGAAGGCCGCATACCTTTGAGTCCGAGTCCCTCATGGAACAGGGACGGACGAAGAGCACGCATAGCGTACTCTTTCAGGTGTGCGGGCACTTCAGGAGCGCCGCGAAGGATTTCCGACAAAATGACCTCGGCTACTTCGAGCGACAATTGATCAGTCGCCGATTTGTAGTCGCCAGAGGTCAAAACGCCGCCAATCGATTCCGAGAACCGAGCTCGATCGAGGGTTTCCGCCCTGACATCCCCAACTGATAACCATCGACAACCGCGCAGGCGGTCGTAAATGGAATCATGGAGAGGTTTTAGGACGAGAGACTCCCCGACAAACTTCGTCAGAGGACGGGGCTTGCCGGCCGACTGGACGACCATCAGTTCGGCCCCAAGAAGAGGGTCGAGATTGACGGCGTCAGAACCGAGACACGTTTCCAGGAAAGAAGCGTGTTCGTTTTGCCAGTCGGATTGGCATCCACCATGAGCTCTGGGGGAATCGACGGTACCAGACAACCCGGGTGAACAAGTCAAAACCCGATTCTCGTAAACCCCTTTCGCCCATCCTTTGCGGAAAAGGCGTCGCGCTTCAGAACGCACGAAAGAAAGGTAGTCAGAAGGAATCGGAACTTGTCCAAGCCCGAAGTTCTCAACAACCTTCGTCAAAAGCGGCAATTCCATGCATTTGCATGAATCAGGGAGACCTTTCTTCATGCTTTGCCAGGCCATAATGGCCTCGTGATCCATGGAAGGACACTCTGACAGAAGCTTCTTGACTTCGGATGCCATTCCAAGGCAAGAATCCGAATCAAGGTTGACCGTGGGTGACGGACATCCAAAGATGTACGCCCACTCTTGACAAGCCCGTTGGATGTAAATCCGCGTACGGGAACGAAAAGCGAGACAGGGTCTCGGGGACTGCACCGTGCTGTGACCTGACATCGTCGTGAGAAAATACGGCGACAGTAGGGCAGTACGGGACGACGGCAAA